CTGTTGAGCAACAGCTAGATTCATCTCTAGTCAGTGCCCCATTTTAATGGTTGGTTCCCCTCCCACCGGTTTATTCAACCGTGTAAATATTGTTTTTGGTTTTAATTGGCTGGCCAAGCCTTTTGAAATTTTTCTTGGGCTTTTATAATTTTAAACCACTTAAGTGGTTTGGTGAACATCCCCTCCCTACCTGGACTTAATAAAGTTCACCCCTGTTGACTAAATAACACTGCAGGTAAAGAAAGATGTTAATCGATTACGCGTAAGGCGAAGGAATCTCATTGACATAGACGCTACCACCGGTTGTAGCAGTTGGATATGATCCATTACTACTATAACTGACCCAGCAATCCTGACCAGGAGAAGCCGTAAACGTGACAAACATTATTAGGACGAACTGCGTCATAGCTGTGCCCGCAGTAGTAATGGTCCCCGTAGCATAAGCACCAGATGGACTAAGGGCCAAGGTGGGAGCAGCGCAAGTCGCTGAAACACCATAGGCCAACATAGTAATCATGTAGGTGGCATTTGTGCCATTAGGAAACCAAATCTGAGAAGTGTTGATCGGGTTAGTCAAACCTATGTTATCAGCCACCCGGACCCATCCGTAAATGGGACTGGCAGTGATGGGTGTTGTGTTATAATGAGCATAGGGACCATAGACGTCGCCCCCAGCGATGCCAAGCATCACTGGTTTCTTGAGCTCCACCTCATAGGTAACCCATAGTTCACCTAAATTAACACTAGTGCCTTGCACTCCCGAGGAGCAAATATAAAATGTACCTAAATCATACATCTTCAAATCTTCACCTGAGGGAATTGGGCCACCACGAACATATTGGACCTTGAACGGATTCTCATTAGGGTCACACTCGACTGGATGAACGAAGTCTTCACTAGGTTTTGCATCATTAGCAAAGAACTCGTTCAACACCTGTTGTTTTGAGGTAAAGGCAATCGAGTTGCGGTAAAGGGTAACCATCTGAACCGTGCCTAGCGTAGTATTAGTACTACTAGCTATAGCATCAGCGGAAGCAGAATGGAACTCATATATGGCCCCTTTAAACGTATACTCTTGGTAATTCTGAGCAATCGAGGACAGCCATGGGAAACTAGTAGCCAAACCCGGATTCAAGGGGTATGACACCGATTTAAAGGCGTTTGCAATTGAAGAACTCAACACATCACCTATATATTCCCTATGGCGCACTACAACGGACTGGGAGGCCTTGTGCATTGAAGGAATGGGCTTGGTAACGAGGCTGTTATTCCTAACAGCATAGTCGCCAAGACCAAGCCAATTAGACACATGGTTAGCGAGAGAGAACCCAGCAGACGCACCGCTAGGGCCACCCAACACGCCGCCACCCAAGGTGCCCAAGGACCTAAGTATCGAGCGTCCGATACTAGCACCAACATCACCTTTAGAATTACTTGATTTACCCTTACCTTTCTTTTGTTTGTTTTGTTTCTTGCCCTTACTCTTTGAGTTTATATTCGGCATCGTCGAACTGCAGTTATTACTTTATCGATGGACTTTTAATGGTCGGTATTGGATCCATGGACCACACATGGACTGTTCATCCCCTAGACGCATGACGGGCTCCGTGCAGTCTCTCGGCATTTTGATTAGCACGTAATTGGGAAGCTATGACAAGCCTCCACTAAACGTTTTGGGCCTTAACTAGGGAACCCAATAAGGTGCGCCACTCCCTAGTGGCATAGACCAACACCAATTGGATGGTGCTGGCCTACCCACTCATAATGTGTGGATCCTTCCCCTATCGACCTCAGGGTATTGATGATATCACGTGTAATTGAATGTTGTTGGGGAATAGATACACCATATCTACGCTCAAACAAAACCCTACTACCCGGTTCCACACTAAAGTTTAAAGTCTTCTTAGATTCAAGCGCAAGACGACTTAGGGTATCCTGATGGTGTCTAAATTTTCCGAAGCCTTTCCAATTCACAATAATCCATTGACAAACCTCAGCTACAACTGGTTGCCCTGGATTCTGGATGGCTTCGGCATAAGCGATAGTCCGCATCTTTTTCTTAATGTCTTTATTATACTCGGGATTATATAATATGGTCGTAATAACTCTCCTCCAATCACGAATCCATAACCACCCGTTGGTTGTCTCTGTTAAATAGCATTGACACCAGAAGACGTCCTCGAGCCTGCTCGTAGGACTGCCCTCCAGCTTCACAGAACATCCAAAGTCACTAAGGAATCTGAGCTGCTTCAAAATAGCTTCCAG